GGATCATATTCAAATGACAACGTAAAAGCTGGACTAGTATCTAAAATATCTAACGTGATGTTGCCTACTGTTGCAGTGCCGCCAACAACTGGATCTTTGTAAACTTCTATACCAACAGTAAAGCTTTCGGTGCCTTCAGTTGTTCCGTCACTTCTAACATTAAAGCCATTAAAATCATAAGTGTTTCCAGCGGTTTCTCCCGTTCCTGTTTGTGTTATATCAATACTACCGCTCGATGTTTCATCAAAAGGAGCTGCTGGGTTAATTGTAATATCATCAGCGCTTGCTGTAGAATTAAAAGCTGTTGACGCTAATCTAGCTTTTACAAGGCCACTAAATCCCGCACTTGCGTTATAACCTACATTGCCAAAAATTAAACGCCAATCATTATAGGAACTGACTGTATTACCTGGATTAGGATCTTGGGAACCTTCAGTCAAACCACCTAAAGAAGTATCTAAATTACCAGAGACATCATAAAATTGGTTAGCTACATAAGGTAAAAGCAACTCCATAGTAAACGTTTTTAAAATAGTTCCCGTAGTGCTTCCCGACCTAATTCGTAAATTAAAAGTTGGCGCTGTTGTAAACCAATCAATAAATCTAGTCCTAAAAACAGCCGTACCTAAACCCGTTACTTGATCTATGACTATTGAACCTGTTTGGTCTTGAAACATTAAATCATGGGATGTGCTATCTATTGACCAATAACGTGTTGTTGTGCCGCTTTTTACCGAAAAATTTTCAACAACATGTAAATAATATTCTTCATTTTGTATAAATGGTATTGCGCCGCTGGCTATTGGATTATGAGAAGCAGACGACTGACTAGTAGTTTTTTTAAGTACTGCACTTTTAACACCTATCCCAGCGGGATAGTCACCGTCATAACGCCATAACTGCGCCTCTTCTATTTCGACAACACCATGAGGATCATTTGATGCGTCACTTATATCAGGATCAAAACCTCTATATCCAAAATTTCTTTTCATCAGTTTTCCGACACAAATCCAAGACTTGACGCCTCATCACACAAAGTTGAGGGGAAAGAACGACCCAGTCCCCAAATAATTCTAACGCAGCCATTTCCACCATCTGTTGGAGGCCCATATTGGTAACCCATAGGGGGTGAAAAAAAAGTGTAAAGGAAACTCCTATTAGGAGAATTTCCACCACCGCCTCCGTGTACTCCTGGCCTTGATGCATCTAGGTCATTTTTGTCATTTCCTGCGGTGACAAAGCCATGCGCTGAAGGGTCCCAATTTCCTGAAGAAGAACTGTAAACTGCTTTATAATTAGGGCTAGGATTGGCTAAACTTGCATTTCTACCATTGGAACCACTTTCGCCAAAACTTGCCCCAGTATTGCCTATCCCATATGGGCCAACACCGCCACCCGGTCCACCGTTTTGAACGCCAGTCATTCCAGATAAAAACTGCACTATAGAAATATGTCCTGGCCAGCCAGCATATCCCGCACCAGAATTTGCTGTTGGAAGCACAATTTGGTTTGTTGTTGAATTAAACATTTGATAACGAATTCCATCCCAGCCACCGCCATCTCCAGCATAACCCCCAGCACCACCAGCACCAGCAACCCCCGGCCAAAAATTGTTACCTCCCCAATTTTGAGTATAACCACCACGACCGCCTCCGTCACCCACTGGCGCAGCAGATTGGTTCATTGTCAGCCCCGAAATTCCTGGGCTAAATGCTCCCTCACCACCACCAGCCGCAACAGTACTTGTGTTGTTAAACCAACTTGTACCCCCAGAGCCGGCTTTTTGATTTATTTGAGCATAACTAGTTAACCCTGTTTGTATGAGAGCTGTTCCACCCGCTCCAACTACTAAATCATAACCCTGACCGGGAACGACCGTAATATTATTTTTATATGCTAAAGTGCCGCCACCCGCTCCAGCAGTATTCCAAGCTTGACCATATAAATCTTGCTGCCATGCGCCTCCACCGCCACCTATGCACACAACAGAAATATTTGTAACACCAGGGGGGCAAAGCCATGTATAAGAACCGGGGACATAATAATAATGCTCTCCTACTGCCTCCCCTTTATATAATGAAGCGTTTTCCAAACCATAGCGACCGGCCAACTCTTCAATGTTTGCCTTACTACCTTTTAAACTGCCAAATTTAGTTGTGTTTGAAGGCATTGATCACCTATGATATTTCCTCATAAGCCACGACAATATCTATGTCTGAATTTGCAGACGCCAAAGCTCTTATGCTGTCATTTTCCTCTAAATAAATACCAGTATCCCTAGACAAAACCACAAGCGTAGCATCAGAGGGTACTGAAACTGTTTTAACTAAAAAAAACTCACTTGCTTGGTTTTTAAATAGGGAAACAGAGGCATCGGCATCATTAGCCCCATCTATATTTGCACAGACAATACTATTTATTTTAAATATTTTATTACTACCACTTGGATTTATAACAACATTTGCTGCAGAAGTGGTTAATGCTTGACCATGAGTTTTGCCTGTTATGGTGCTTATATTTACAATGTTGGGGTTTGCCATGTTATATCCTATCCAAAACCAAAAATAAGTGAGTAACCAAGAGTTTTACCAGGCGAAACAATATCTTGTGTGGTAAACGTAACAAAAACAACTGCAGCGCCACTTAAATTTAATAATGAACCTGTTGAGCTTTCGAGCAAAGAACGTGTCAGTGTTGTCCCACTGTGAGTATATACCCCTTGGGATATCTCAAATGCTGTTCCGTCTTCTATAACAAACTTAACTGTTTCACCATCAGCAATGCCACCAGCATTAAATGTTTGGAAACCGCTTTCAGCCGCCCCCAAAGTAATATTGCCAGTTCCCTGAGTAGCAGTTGCAACCTTTATTCTATTACCAACAGCAGGCATAATTTAATCCTTACGCTGGGTCTGGTATGCCAATATCTAAGGCTTGCAAACTAAATGTGTTTCCAGAAGCAACTTGCTGTGGAGTTGTAAGAGAACCAGTAGCCAACAATCTTGTATTACTTACGTCTGTGATTGCGTAAAATTGTGCATTACCAGTCCCAGTAACACTTGCTCCAGATATTGCTGAAAGTGTTACTTTACGACCACCCCCAGTTCGATCCGCAGGAGCAGAAATACTAATAGAGGTTGTATTCCCAAGTGTATGAGTGCTTGTTGCTTCTGCGTAGGTTGTTGGTTCCTGGCTACATATGTCCAATCTTGAGGCCTCTGTATCGAGTACCGTCAAACCGTTATCGAGGACCCTATCACCAATACTTGCCATTTAAAAACTCCTTCTCAATGACTTACAAATCTCATTTTTAATCCAGATCCACTGTCTCTACTTGCATCACTGGTATTGTTTAATGCTTGTATAGCGGATGAATACAAACCACCCCAAACTTCGATGCGTGAATCTTCTGATAAGTAGGGAGCTGCTTGCAAAAGAGATCCATACAAGTAAGCGTCAGGCGCTCTATCTAAAAGCCAATTAGAAGTGTTAGAGTCACCCAACATAAAAATTTTCTGATAGTACATTAATTCAATATTGTAGGATGAATCAGGGGTAGGGTAGACCTCAATAGTGTCACCAATATGTGCATAATATCTTGGGCGCCCAGAAGTGTTTCCGCTTTTTTCCCGAAGCTCAACCATATCATCTAGACTGACAAGCTCCAATCGATGAGTATCACCAGATGTTAAGTGCACTCTAATAGTTTCCAACCAATCATCTGGTAAATTTGTATATTGAGTATCAAGTACCGCACCTTTTCTTATTATCATTTTATAATGCCTTACAGCGCGCTCCATTTGATGCTCTGCTAAAGAAATAAATGTTGGAATAACTGTTGTTAAATCATCGCGGTTAAGCCAATCAGCTATTGTAGATTTCAATTCTGTGTAATTAGTAATTGCCATATCTTAACCCCTAAAATTGATTTAATACGCCGCCTGGCTGATTTTCCTGGCTTGCTTGTGATGCTAAAACGCCTGCGCCACCTAAACCCACTGCGCCTGGCAAATAGCCAAAAATTGGCATGCCTTTTTCTGCCATTGCATTCACAAGTTTATCAGTCAGTTTTACGCCTAAAACTTTCCATTGGCCTTGTGCCTCTGGCCTACTTTCAACAATATTTTTGTCAAAAGCTGTTTGGATCTCAACAACTTCAACTTTTGCTTTTTTATCAAACTTTTTAATTAATTCTTCTAAACGCTTTGGAACAATTTTACCGTAAAACTCTTTTTGCCCTTCTATGTTGCCGCCTGTCATGCGCTTAACCATATCCGGGCTACCAATAGTCATATAATCACTGCCAGAAGCTACAGCGTTACGCAGCTCCTTGCGTAAAGCAAAATCCACCCATTTATTGGTGCTACTAACTAAAGGAGCTCCAGATAAATCTCTTGCGCCTGTTCGTAAATCATTTCCTGCTTTAATATCTGCTTTAATTTTTGAATAGGCTTCTAAAACATTCTCACCTTCAAACTTTTGTTGTCTAAATGAATTTGCCAATGGCGTATTCACATTTTTGTCTGTCAAATACTCAAAAAGATTAATGCCCTCTAAAATTTCTCTGGCGTTGCCACGATTTCTGTCAGAAACTTGAGTTTCATCTGGTATAGGAAGACGAAAATTTTTTCTGCTTTCCTCATATTTTCCTTGCCCAAATTTCCAATCATACATGTCATTAGATAAGTCTTTGTTGTACTCAACTAAAGCATATGGGTTTGAACTTGCGCTTTCTATTTGCTTGTAATTATTTTCTAAAAACTTTTCTGCGCTTCTTACAATGTCATATTCTTTATCAACAGCTATGCTTCTATTGCTTAAAATATCAACTTCATCTTTGCTTGCTGATTTTTTTCTTTCTAATTGTTTTTTAGCAAACGCTAGATTTGATTTGTTTGAATCAAAGATTGTTTTATAGTGCTCTTCCATAACCTCGGGTGTACTAAAAGAAGAACTATACAACTCATTTTTTACAGTTTCTTCATTCTCTTTTATTAGCTCTTCAAATTCTCTAATAGATTCTTTTTGTGGCTTTATATTCTTTTGAATATCCTGCCCAAAATCTGATTGAATTTCGCCAACATGATAAACAGATCCACTTTCTTTTAATAAAGGAAATTTTCCTGTTCGGGTATGCACCATCACATCTGTTTCGTCCCAATGTTCATTTGTGTGTGTTGCAAATGGACCACTTCTTAATCCTTCTGGATCTTGATAAGCATAAGTCCTTCTTGTGTAATCTTCTGCGCCTTTTGTAAAAAAGTTTGCAAATTCTGGCATGTTCATTTGTTCTGAATCAACAACAGGACCTAAACCAATTTGCTCGCGTAGATCTACAACGTCCAGCTCATCTGCATATGCGTAGAGTTCTTCAGAAACTTCAAACCGAGCTGCGTCCTCATCCATAAGCTCATCTAAGGCTGCGTCTTTATCTTTAATACCTCTAAAAAACGAAGGACGACCTATAACGCCATCATCAAACTTTACATATGTTTCTGGACCTTCAAATTCTTCAGTTAAATAAGTTCTAAAGGCATCCATTTGATCTTCATCATTTGTAACGCCAGGAAAACCATGATGATCTGCAAAATTCTCAAATTGATCTTCTTCAAGCTCATTTGCTTTAAAAATTTTATAATTGTTTTGCCTAACTGCTGGATCTTCTAAATAGGTTTTACGCCTTATTTCCATCATGTCTTTAAAGGCTTCATCTCTATTTTGCTCAACATATCGATCAATCATTTCATGACGACCTAGAAAGCTATCTTCATCCAAAATGCCTTTGGCAGTTTTAGAAACTTCATCAATCATATTACTGCCAGCATTTTTCTGCAGATAATCAATTATATCTGACTTAAATACCTGATCTTGATCTCTAAAATATTTATCAAAAGCACTCCACTCAAGTTCTTCTTCTTTTGCGCCTCGTTTAAGCAACATACTGCGCATCTGGTTATATGTACCTTTTTCTTGAGGTAACTCAGTTGCAGCTTTTAAACTTGGTGAATACTCAGGAATTACTGGCCTTTCTATCTTTAATGCTGGCCCACCATTATGCCCAACATTACCCAGGTTTGATCCAACAACTGGCATTTCTCCTGGTTGATTCATTCTGGCAATGACTTGCTCATAAACATTTTCGCTAATGTTCTTCATGCCACCGCCAGTTAATGCCAACGATTCAGATAAATATCTGGCAGCATCTACAGCAGTCTTGCCGCCATACTTAGCCACAATAGCAGTCGGCACAGCAAAACCGGCAACGTCCATAAACGCACTGCCATAGTTGCCTTGCTGCATGTTCTGA